CTACCGATAATTTAGATAATAAAGTCAATAAAGTAAAGGAAGATACAGGAGGTTTACAAAAAGCGTTTGCGGGTCTTTTAGCCGCTGGTATTATTACCAAAGGAATAGGAGACTCTATAGTCGCTTTTAATAGCCAAGAACAAGCCCTTTTTAAAGTAAGACAAGGTATAATTTTAACAAACTCAACCGCTGGAAAAAACTTTCAAGAGTTGGCGGCTAAAGCGAACCAGTTACAAAATAGTAGTTTATTTTCAGAAACAGATATTTTAAAAGACTCAACGTCTAAAATATTAGAATTTTCTAATATAGTAGGGACTCAATTCGATAGAACTAATAAAATAGCCTTGGATTTAGCGACCACTATGGACGGCGATTTAGGAGGGGCGGCTAATTTATTAGGTAAATCTTTAAGCAACCCTATTGATAATTTAGAGGAACTTTCAAAGTCTGGAGTTTATTTCTCTAGTAATCAAAAAAAATTAATAAAGGATTTTCAAAATACTAACCAGATAGCAAAGGCTCAAGATATAATTTTAAAAGAATTAGAGGGGCGTTATGGAGGTTTATCTAATGCAGCGGTCGACGTTGGGACTGGAGGTCTTACTCAATTAGGCAATATATTTAACAGCCTTAAAACTGAACTCGGAGGAATGATTTTCTCGGCGTTAAAGCCTTTAATTCCAGTATTAAAAGCAGCAGCGGGACACCTACATACTTTTTTTGGATTTTTAAAAGAAAACAAAGAGACTATTATTTTTATTACTGGCGTAGTTAAGGGAATGGTTGCTCCATTCGCTGCTATGATTGTAGTAACTAAAACATGGGCTTTGGCTCAACGGGCTCTTAATTTTGCTATGACCGCAAACCCTATCGGAATAGTTGTCGCTTTAATTGGTGGGCTTATTGCTGCGGTGGTTATCGCTTGGAAAAAGTTCGCTAAATTTAGAGCCGTTATAAAAGGGACTTGGGCTTATTTAAAGACTAGTTTTTCCAGTTTTATAACTTACGTTACTAGTTTTCCGTCTAAAATATTTAAGATATTTCAAGCGATACCTAAAGGAATAGCCTCTATATTTAAAGGTATTGGAAAACTTTTAAAAGCCGTATTTACGGGTAACTTTTCCGATATACCTAAACTACTTGGCGAAATAGTTACTAAAAATCCATTAACTGCGGCTACTGCTCAATTACTTGTAAATGAAAATAAAAAAGGAAAATCAGCAGCGGAGAGTTTTAGCGACGCTTATAACGAGGAAATTTCAAAAAAACCAGTAAGCGAGGTTAAAAAGAAAAATTCTTTTATAAACTCAAAAGGTCGCAAATTTCACGCCGATTTTAGTAATAAAGGTAGAAACGGGAAAAAAGATAGCAAGTCGGGACTTTCAGAAATAAAAGCCTCCGCTCCGAAAACTTTTAATATAAATATAGGCTCTTTAATAAAAGAGAATAATATTAATACTACTAAATTGTCCGAGGGATTGCCTCAATTAAAAGAGACTTTAACAAAATTATTATTAACGGCTGTTAATGACTTGCAAATAATATCGGAATAATGGCTTTATTAGATTTGAATTACCTTATTGATACGAACGGATTTTCTAACTTTGGAATTAAAAAATTTGATAAACCCGACGTAGAACTAGAAAAGATAAATAAATATTCTTATCTAGGGACTCCCGTTTTTTCAAATTTAGAGATACCAGCGGGACAATATAAGAACCTAAATGGAGAAACTATCCAGTTCGACGGAATTCGTTTAGATACCGTTTTATTTGACGTCTCTATAACAAAAAACATAATCAAAACAGCCATTAACGGAGTAGACGGGACTATTAAGCAATTTATATCTATGGGAGACTATGAAATAAACGCTCAAGGTCTTATTATAGGAGAAACCTCGGCGGACAATGGAGGGTTTAGCGTAAACGAAACGAATAGAGTTCCCGAAAGTGAAATCCGAAAATTTAACGAAATTATACGAGTTCCTCAAGAAATCGAAATAATATCGGAATTTTTAGATTTTTTCGATATTTCGACCATAGTTATTGAGGGTGCAAATGTAGGACAAAGAGAGGGTTTTAGAGATAGTTATTATTTCAGTTTTGGAATGATTTCGGATACTCCAGTAGAATTAAGATAAATAATAAAAAGATATGTTTACTAAACACATATGAAAAAATGTTAAGACCTTTTTGTAACATAAAAATAGCAAAAAATGAATTTTCTTTCGTTACCGAGGGTTTATTTTCGTCGTCGTGGAAAATATTCACGGACACGGGTTCTATAACGTTACCGCACCGATTAAAAAAAGACGGAAAAACCATATTAATAGGAGAAAATAATTTCTTTAATAAAGGAGACTTTGTTTCTATTGACGGAGGTTATTTTCCAAAATTAGAGAATATTTTCGAGGGTTATATTTCAGCAATAAAACCCACTATTCCCGTTCAAATAAAACTAGAGGACGCCGCTTGGTTATTAAAACAAAATAACCTTACTTTATCGTATAAAAGCGTAACTTTAAAAGAGCTACTTTCGGGGGCTTTAGACGAGGCTAAAAACAAAGCGACTGGTTTTGTATTAGACGGACTTAAAAATATTAAACTCGAAGTCGTGGACGCTAAACTAGGAGCTTTTAGATTAACTAACGTTAATATTACTAATATTTTACAAGAGTTAAAAAAAACCTACGCTTTGCGCTCTTATTTTCGAGGACATACTTTGTATGTAGGTCTCGCTTATTATGGAGACGGGAAAAGACATATTTTAGAATTTGGAAAAGATATAATAGACGACGGAACAGATTTAGAGTATTTAAAAGAGGACGACGTTACTTTTAAAGTAAAAGCCGTTTCTATGCTAGAGAATAATACTAAAATAGAGATAGAAGTCGGAGACCCTAACGGAGAACAAAGAACCATTACTAAATACAATTTACAGAAAAAAGAACTTAAAGAAATCGCCACTAGAGAAATAGAACGATTACGTTACGAGGGCTTTAGAGGAAAAATAAAAACTTTTCTTTTTGACGTTGTAAAGCACGGAGACGAAATAGAAATAATAGACAAAAGAATACCCGAGAGACAAGGAATTTATCTTGCTGAGGCTATCGAGGTTCAAATAGGTATTAACGGCTATTTTCAAGTCATAAAATTAGGAGCTAAGGTTGGATAACATAAGAGATATATTAATACAATTATTAAAAGATAACGCCGAGATTTATTCAATCGTTGGAAAAGTTGTCGAAATTGACGAGGATAAAAGAGTCATTGATGTAGAGCCAGTAAACGGAGACGCTAAAATATTCGACGTTAGGCTGCAAACTAAAAACTCGTCTAGTATTGGTCTTGTCTTGTTTCCTAAAATAGATACTCAAGTAATTATTACTTTTATTTCTAAAGAGTTGGCTTTTGTTTCAAAGACTGAGGAAATCGAAAAAATCGAGTTAGTAATAGGCGATTTTTCTTTATTTATAGATAAAGAAAATTTAGAGTTGAATATAAAGAATAAAAAAAACAACGTCGAAGAATACGAATTGAATGGAAAAAATGCTACTTTTACACTCGAAACTCTTTTTGAGGTTGTTTCCTCGGATAAAGTAAAAGTTACGGCTACAAATTTAATAATACAAGCTATAACGGATATAACAGGAGCAACCACTCTAAACGGAATTTTAAACGTGGTCGGAATGGCTACTATGGCTGGAGGGGTTGCAATGGCTGGAGGGGTTGCTGTAAGTGGTGCAATGACATTAAACGGAGGCGGAAATGGAGGTATTCCCTTATCGGGACAATTAAAAACCGAACTCGACGAGATTAAAACGGATTTAAACGCTTTAAGGACTATTTTTAGAAACTGGACTACTGGCTACCGAGATAGTGGTTTACCTTTAAAATTAGCGTCTACGTCTTGGGCTAGTTCCTCTAACGATTTAGCAATGACAAATATAAATGATATTAGTAACCCCGACATAACTCAATAAATGAGCGTTAAAGATATAAGATTAGACGAGAACGGAGACCTTTTAATAAAAAATGGAGACTTTGCTTTAAATGAAAGCGACGAGGCTCATATCGAACACATAATAACAGCAAATAAAGGCTATTATTTTGAAAATCCATTCGTGGGCGTTGGTATTATTAACGAAATAAAAGGAGCGACTACAAGTCAAGAGTTAAAGCAAAATATAAGACGTCAATTAGTTTTAGACAATTTCGCTGTTAAGAAAATAGATATTAGCGAAAATTACGAAATAAGTATAAATGCAGAACGTAGAAAATGATTATAAAAAGTTATCAATCTAATTTTGATTTTTCGACCCAAATAAACGGAGACGTTAAAAGCGTCTTGGATTTTTGTTTAAAAAACGAAGTTTCTTTAACGGAAAAGATACCCGCTGGAGAAAAAGTCGAGCGTTCCGATACTAAATATAAAAACGAATTAATAATAAATTATTTTCAATCTAAAAACTCCGAGCTAGCAACTAGCGAGCCTATATCTCAAGGAGTTATTTTAGGAATTGGAAATATGAAAATAGAAAGCGATTTCGATATACTATAATTATGCCAGTAACAACAAGAGCAATTTTAAAAAGTTTTTTCGAGACGGGAGACCGACCAACTCAAGCACAATTTGCGGCGCTTATAGATTCAATGACTCATAAGTCCGACGGGTTTGTAATTACTAGCCATATTTTTAACCCAAATGGAGACGTTTCTATAAATTTTAGCGATGGGAGTTCTTTAGATTTTAATGTCCCTCAAAGTGCCGATATTTCTTTTATAAACGGGTTGCAAAATGCACTTAATGCAAAAGTAGAAAAAGTAGTGGGACAAACTTTAACAGATAATAATTTTACTCAAAGCTGGATAGATATTATAAACGGGTTAGTTCTTTTTGTGCAAAATCTAAATGGGTTTAACGGAGACTTGTCGTCGATAGAAGTAACTTTAACTTACCCAGTAGATACGGCGGCTCAAAGTGTAGGAGAACGAGTATCGGATCT